TAGGGGGTGGTGTTACCCCTTTTTTAGGGTCTGAAATTAAAAAATATTCGTTCGGCAATCCGATTCTGCTTTGCTTGCCAATCAGCCCTAAATCGATCAGCTCGTTAATAGCTTTCTGAACCGTTTCTTCTTTCCTGATTCCGGTAAATTTTTGAATCTGAGAAATCGAAAGACTGTCATGTGTTTTCTGCCATCCTCTGGTTTTCCGTACAATCAAGATGTAGCATTTAAGGGCGTTCCCACTCATCTGCGACAGGTATTCATCGATAACCGAGTTTGCAATCTGAAAACTGTTTGGGATAAATTCATTCATAGTTCAATTCCTGGCCTGTCAATCGAATAATGCGCGACTGGATTCTTGCAACTTCCAACTTTGAATCGCGGTTTATTGAAAACAAATCCCCTGCTTTCCAAGTCAGAGATTCGGGCGCATAACTGCGTGATGTTCAGATGTTTCGCAGCTTCCAGCGATGTGATGTGTCCGTTTGCGCGGATGTAATCAACAATCTGCTTGCACTGTGTCTGTTTTTGGTCTATCATGCTTACTCCTTTTGTTGCAGGCTTCGCGCCTCAACCCTGCCCCACGTTACCGCGTGGGGCTTTCCTTTTTTGTCGCCCGTCTGTCCGGGCAGTCAACCGTCTTTCCGACCAAGTAATTCAAAGCCGTCTTTCAATCCCTCCGCAATTCTGTAAACCTCATCGCAGCCTTTGGCGGCGGCTTTCAGCATCGCTTTTTTAATCAGCCGTCTGTCTTTCTTCGTCAGGCGGTTTTTATCTTGCTTCTTCATTTTTTTTCCTTTCTTTTGGTTATTCACTTTTTTCGCTGCTTTTTTGCCAATTCAGGCCAAATCTTTTCCCAGTCATCAGGGAACATCTCTTGCCGTGTTACTGCCCCGTTTGTAGCCTTTTCAATTGCTGCCGCTGACTGAACCGGCACACTTCTGACGCCTCGCGCAATCTGATTAATAAATGCTGGTGCAATACCAGTCTTTTTTGCTAAGTAAGATTGATTCCCGCGAATAGCGCAATATTCAATTAAGTTCATATTTCAACCTTGCTATATTCAACGTAGCGACAGTTTAGCAAAGCTATTTTCAAAAAGCAAGCAAAATAGTAGCATTGTTATATATAGCGTTGCTTTAAAATATAAACAATTGATTTAGCTGGGAGTAAGAAATGAGCAGACTTGATAAAGTGAAAGAATTGATTGAAAGACGGTTTAATGGCAGTCAGGCAGAGTTTGCCCGAGCCATAGAAAAAGCACCGGCACAAGTCAATCAGTGGCTTAACGGTTATCGGAATATAGGCAATGGCGCGGCGGCTCAAATTGAGGACGTGCTATCCCTGCCGCGTGGGTGGCTTGATAGCAAAGAGGAATTTAGACAGCCTGAATCAAACGCTACCGTAATTGGCACGTTGGACGTTTGGGACAGCAAGACGCCGTTATCGGCTGATGATTGTGAAGTCCCGTTCTACAAAGATATACACCTATCGGCGGGGAATGGATTTTCAGACGACATTGCGGACTACAATGGCTACAAACTGCGCTTCTCAAAATCAACGCTTAGACGGCACGGTATCAATCCCGCCGATGTGGTTTGCGTTTGCGCGGACGGCGACAGTATGGAGCCGGTATTTCCCGACGGCGCGACACTCGGCATCAATACCGCAGACAAGGTCATCAAGGACGGCAAAATCTACGCCGTCAATCATGGCGGGTTATTGCGGACTAAAATCCTGCAAAAACTGCCTGATAACAAAATCCGTATCAAAAGCTACAATTCCGAAGCCTACCCAGATGAAGAAGCCGACGCAGATGAAATTAACATCATCGGTCGAGTGTTTTGGTGGAGTGTGATTGCATGATGGATAGAGATGAAGCATACAAACTCAGTTTGCAGCAAATCCGATCAGGCGACATATTGGCGGCGTGTCGGACGGTTGCAGATTATGAATTATCACAACCGCAACCGCGCGGGCTGTTTTCGGGGGTATCTCCTCAAGAATACTGGGCGCGATACCCTGAGCCGTCAGATGTTGAAATCTTGGAGTCTATATTTTCAGAAACCCCAGAGATACTGGGCAAAATCAGCGATGATGATTTAAATGCCGCGCGTATCATCGCTGCGTTTAACTTAATTTGGGGACTAAGCCAAATCCCTAAATGGCTTTATCGACATGAATTTGCATCATCCAATCTTTCCGATTCTGCCGTCCCTTTAATGTTGCTGTTCCGCGCGAAATCACGGCAAGAGCTTAAACAGTATGAAAAGGTTGAGATTTTAGGCTGCCCTGATAGTTGCAAGTTTTGCAAATCGCAAAGCGGCAAGACATACAGGTCGTCTGAAGCCCCTGTTTTGCCCCATGCACAATGTACACACAAATCAGGTTGCCGATGTTGCTACCTGCCAGTTATCTAAACATAGCCCGCGCAATGCGGGCTTTCCCCGCCTTGATGGAAGTGTAAATCATCATTATAAAACAACATTTTATGGTAAAATAAGAGCTTAAAAAATGACTAAATTTAATTGCGATATGACACACCAGCTTGCCGTCTTTTCCCCTCAATCAACAGTGCCATTTGACAGTTTTGCCCAATCCGATGACAACACCTTTTGGTATGCTTCAGACTTGGCAATGATGCTTGGCTACAATGATATGCAGGCAATTTTAAAAGCAATCAACCGCGCCCATTCCGTCTGCTTTCAGTTGGATATTCCTATCACTGAAAACTTTATTCAGACGGCCTCACATAATTGCGACAATGACATTAAATTGACACGGTTTGCCTGTTACTTAACCGTGATGAATGGGAATATCAGCAATCCGCGCGTAGCTGCGGCGCAAGCCTATTTTGCCAAGCTGGCAGAAGAAATTAACGCGACATTCCGCGATGCAGACGATGTAAACCGCGTGTTCTTGCGCGGCGATATTACCGACCGTGAAAAGACATTGAACCACCTTGCCCATAGACACGGCGTAGAGGAATATGGCCTATTCCAAAATGCCGGTTATCGCGGCTTGTACAACATGAACATCAACAAGCTGAAAAACTACAAGGGCGTAGGCGACCTGAAAGGCTCATTACTGGACTTTATGAACCCTGTCGAATTGGCGGCCAATACGTTCAGAATCACGCAGACAGAGGAAAAGATACGCAACCAGAACATACACGGACAAAAGCCGTTAGAGCGAGCCGCCGAAGAAGTGGGACGTTCAGTCCGTAACGTGATGATTCAAACGTCCGGCACATTGCCGGAAGACCTCAAACTGTCTGACGAAAAGATTAACAAGGTCAGAACCGGAATCAAGCAGACGAAACGCGCCCTTGAAAAACACGACAAGACCCTAAACAAGGACAAGTAATCACACCAAGCATTGAATTATAAGGATTTATAAAGAAATATTTTCGCTTTTTTTATCCAATTTATCAGGTAAAATACAGACCTCCTCCGTTTTATTTTGTCAAATGGTTAGATTATTCATAATCGACTACCAAGCCCGCCATGCGCGGGCTTTTCTTTTGCCTTTAGGTAGGGGTTTCCCCCCTTTCGATAGGGGTTATACCGTTATTTGCTTCACATTTACCGCCTTGTTTGGGCGGTTTTCTTTTTTCCGTTCTTCATAATTCGCAGGCGTTCGCCTAAGTGTTTTTCAGATAGCAAAACTAAATTCTCTTTTAAATCAACATATAGCAAAAATATAGCAAAATTTCTTAGCATTGCTATTTACATTCTATTTAGCTTTGCTATAATACACACATCGAAGCAAAACACAGTTCTTTAACAACTCGAAAGCGTAGTAACCGCCCTTCAGGTAGGCAATAGCCGACAGCAAGACATCGCAAGATGGGGGAAATCGAACAAACGGTTACAGGTAGAAGCCGCCTAAAAGATAACGGCCTATGACGGTAAATTTTTAAAACACTTGATAAACAAGGAAATACAAAATGGAAATTAAAAAATTTGAAGTAAGCAACACAAAAGACTTGTTATTGATGATGGAAGAACTGGTGGCAAGCGCAATCAATATGCGTGAACGGGAAGAAGTCAGCGAAGAGCCTTTGCTGCCTGTAACAGTTACAGAGGCTAAAGGCATTAATGATTTCGCCATCGGCAAGGAAGTGATTATCCGCACTTATTCTGCAGGCGTTTGGTTCGGTGTGTTGAAGCAAAAAGCAGGCAATGAAGTGATTTTGACTAAGGCGCGCCGTATGTATGAATGGTGGGCAAAAGAATCAATCAGCCTGTCAGGTGTCGCACGACACGGAATCAAGCAAGACGACAGCAAGATCTGCGGTGAGCTTGATTCAGTATGGCTTGAAGCGATTGAGATTATCCCAGTAACAGGCAACGCAGCCGAATCAATTCGCACCGCGGTGGAGGTTGTTCAGTCATGAGCCACTTGGACAAACCGATTAAATACGGCAGCGGCAGCGGCAACGGCT